AATTTACCCCATTTTTTCATGTAACAATAACTACAATCGTGCGGACAGGCTCCTTTAACTGTGTTCCATGTTGCATCAATGAATTGATACATATTAGATTTCTTATTTTTTACCCAATTTAAAGCCATAGTATTAAAATTTATATTTATATGATTTAGGAACAGAATAATTATGGTTCAAAATATATTCAAAAAACAATTTTTTGTTTTTAATATAAATGCAATTTGTATACACTGAATTAGTAATGCCTATTTTTTTTAATTTATTAGACATGGATAGCTTCCCTTTTTCATCAAATTGGGAGCAAATAACAACTTTTTCGCTTTTACTTTTTTTATCGTAAGACCCATCTCCTATGTACCAATTAAATAATGTTATAGGAGACAAATCAATTTTAGGTATTTTTTTCTTACCATCAGGATACCAATTCTCTCTTATTATTGTAAAATTTCTGTATGATTTAGTTTTTAATGACCATGTATTGTTTGTGTGTGGCTTTATTTCTGAACATTTAATTCCAAAAGATTCAAAGTTATATTTTAGCCACTCTAAATATTCTCTATTTTTATCACTATGACCATACCAACAACTCTTTTTATTTGTTGTATAAACAATAGTTCCATCGCCTAATAAAAGACCATTTATAAACAAATTAAACTCTTTTGTAAGAGTTATATAATTTGCCTTTAATGATTGAGATTCTTGTAATGTTCTTGGCTGTATATTATTTCTTTTCAATTTATTTAATACAGCTCCATTTGTAGTATTATACTTTTTAGCTATATCATTTGCCGACATTCCATTTTCAAAATACTCTGTTTTAAGAATATCTATTTGTGGTAATTTATTATTGTAATTATTCCCTTTCATAAATCAATTTATTTTAAGACAAAGATACTAAATAATAATTTACCATACAACAAAATAATACATTAATTGAGTTATAAACTCGTACATATTTCCTTTTGATTTTCTTAATGCCATAATTATTGATTTTCTTGTTTTAAAAGTTCATCTGCATATAAATAAGCATATTCAATATCTCTTCTTAACTGGTTTAATTCAAAAGATAGTCCTTGTTTAGCAATTTGTCCCTGCATTGCAGCACAGGCAGCATAAAACCTCTTTGATATTCCCGGAGTACCTTCTACTGGCATATCGTCAGTCCATACGGGGAATGCAGATCCTTGTCCTAATTTTTTATCATTCATAATATTTGATTTTATTCGTAATATACATTTGTTAATACTCTCTCACTATTTCTAACGTGCCATAGACCAGGCTTTTCACAATCTATCTTTAAATCCTCTACCTTTCCAAATCTGTTAAAAGTCTGACATAAATCCACAACCCAGGTTTCATTTTTATCCGGGTGTGGTCTTATTCCTCTCCCGATCATCTGATAATATAATGCAAGTGATCTCGTTGGCCTGGCTAATACTATTGTTTCAAGTTCAGGGAAGTCAAAACCTACTGTCAAAACTCCAACATTAACTATCACTTTAATCTTCCCGGACTTATAATCTTCCAATATCCTTTCCCGGTCTTTTTTAGGTGTCTCTCCTGTTACTATCTCTACACAATCCCTTTCATCTGCTACAAACTGTGCTTCCTCAATGAATCGGGTGAATACAAGTATATTTTTTCGGCCAACATTTAATAACCTGTCAATTACATTAAGAATTAAACCATTAAAACCAATCTCCTCATAATGCCTTTTAATGGAACTATCTGTATAGTCGGCTCCTGTACTGTTTATCCTTAATTTTGATACATCAACTCCTTTAACTTCGTAGTAACTTACTTTGCTTAGATAACCTCTTTCAGCAAGATCAGATATTTGAACATGATAAATCAAATGAGAGAATACCCTGGGGCGTGTCCGGGTTAAGAATTTTAACATGGAACCACCAAAACCATCTGTATTCAAACGATATGGAGTTGCTGTTAATCCTAATACTTTGTTACCATTTAATTGAGATAAAAAATGTTTATACATTCCCTGTTTGGCATTAACATAGTGGCATTCATCAATAATCACATTCTTAAAATGCTGAAATAAATGTGCCTTATTCTTAACACTCCCTATTGTTGCGAATGTTATCCGGCTTATCTTTTTAGAATTTAATGAGGCTGAATAAACTGATATATCCCAAATTCCGTATGAATGAAGTTTTGCAAAGTTCTGTTCCAATATTTCCTTTGTTGGCTGAAATATTATTGTAGGCTCATTTAATGCTTTGGCTATTGCTGCTATCACCAAACTTTTACCGGAACCAGTTGGCAGTACCATTAAAGCATGACCCTTAACTTTTTTTCTGTTAAAAAAATCAATTGCTTTATTTGTTGCTTCTTGCTGATAGTCTCTTAATTGATACATCTTTATTTAAACTGACTCTTATTACTTATTTAATTTTGTTACCATTACCAAGAATTGCCTGAATATGTCTGCCTCATTGACAGTTAATAGTACTCCGAATTGGTCTGTCCAATCTTTCTTATCCAAAGGTCTGTCCTCTGCGACTGCATAGCCCATTTGTTCCGAAATGTCCGTTAATAATTGTTCAGTTCCCATTTGCTTTGATTTTTAAATTACTAACACAAATATAGTTATATTTTTTGAATTTCCAATACAATTTAGTAAAAAGTTATCAAAAGTTTTGTGCATAACTTTTTTAAAAATAAACGCTTTTGTGTTATTTTTTTATTATCTTTGTGTCAGAGAAAGGTTTAAAAATGATTAACAATGAAACCAAAATTACCGATTTTAGATTCTAAAGAATTAATAGAACAAGCTAAACAGCACAAACAGGAAGCCCAATATCATAAATGGGACTGGAAAACTTTTGAAAACGGATATTTAACCTGTTACGCTGATATGCTGATCGAAGCAAATAAATCAAAATGAAAACAAGACCACGAATCTACGTTGCAGGTGCTTATAGTGCCGACAATGTTATTGATGTCCTTTCTAACATCAGAAAAGGAAACCAGGTTGCAGCCAAACTTCTAAAAGCCGGGTTTGCACCGTTCTCACCATTCATTGACTACCAATTCTCTTTCTTCGAGGACATCACCGTTGATGAATATTACGATTACTCTATTGCTTGGCTTTTAGCCAGTGATGCTATGCTTGTCCTGCCGGGATACGAAAACAGCAAAGGGACATTAAGGGAAATAGAAATAGCAAACAAAAGTTCAATTCCTGTTTTCTATTATCAAAATAACTTTATTGAATTAATAATGTATTTCAATGAAATTAACTGACATTCAGGTTGGTGGCGAACACTACAAAAATAAAAAGATACAGCCAATAACCTACATCATAGAAAATGAAATGGGATATTGTGAGGGTAATATCATTAAGTACGTCACCCGGTATAAGGACAAAAACGGACTTGAAGATTTAAAGAAAGCCAGACACTACATTGACTTTTTGATTGAGAAACTGGAAAATGAATAACACAACATTGGAATAAGTTGAACTAACGGTTTGTGTAAGTTGCGTAATTTCCAGCGATTTCGATTAAATGTACTGCCGTTTCTGTTCTTTTTATTTTTAGGTAGGGTTTTTATTTTTAATACATGATAAATATCATAGTTTTGAATAATATTCATGTGTATATTTGTATCAATATAAATTTAAAATTTACAATTATGAAAAACAAAAATGTATTTGAAAAAATGAATGAAGCTGGCATTTGTTATTCTGTTGGTGTTGCTATGGTTTGGTTTAAAAGCAAAGGTTCAGGAATTAGCGGAAAAGACTTTTATATTATCGCAGCTAAAAAAGATAAAACTAAGTTGAAAAACATTGGACTTAATTTTGGCGATAGTAAAGGATACGATACTATTGAAAGAACTTTAAATGATAATGAGATTTCATTATTCAAGAGTATGCAAGATGATTTTATAAAAGTTACTCAAAATAATGACGGGAGAGTGTATGAGCTAAAGCACAATTCATTCAAAAAGTATTATAATACAGTTTGCAAAACTGTAAGCGCGTAGGCAAAATAAAAAGAACATAACCACTGACGTTGATTAAATGAAAATATTATGCAATTTATACTTTGTTATAAATCTGGCTGCCGCACAAAAGTTTTGATAAACTTACCCGATAGCTATGAAAAACAGGCAGTGCAAAAATGTAGAAACTTTTTAGGCAGCTTGTTTATAACGGACGAGTGTATGTGTAGTTTTTGCCCGATTTAATAACAACAAAAATTAATAAAATGAAACAGAAAGCAGAAGAGATTTATCACAGATTCGTAAATTATG